TGTCGCCGGATCCGCGGGGTTGCTGCCAGTGAAGATGAGCAGCTCTCCGGTGTCGGTCGCCACGACCATCTTGTCGTCGACGCCGTCTCCTGCGTCCAAGGACCATGTGGTGCCGAACAGCAGCCGCCCGCCTTTGGTCGCGGCGCCCGACAGCGGGACCAGCGACAGCGCGCCCTGCACTGAATTGAGTGGCAGGTACCAGACATTCATTGAGCCGCCCTCAATAAAGAACAGGCGGTTGCGATACTTCCAGACGTAGGTGAGGTTGCCGCCGGCGACGACCGTGGTGTCGACCGGGCCACTGATCTGCCCGGCGTCGAGCGTCTCCCAAGTCGCGCCGTCGAACCGCAGCGGCTTGTCGCCGGCGTCGTTGACCGCGATCAGATAGTCGCCGCTGGCATTGGCGAGCTGTGAAGCCGCGTAGTTGCCCGACGTCTGGCCGTCCTTGACCAGGATCGGCCCGCCGAACGTGACGTCGAACAGCTTGGTCTGCTGTGCGGCGAACATGTGATGGTTGTTGCCGCTGACGTAGTCGAACGCCGAGATCACCGGCAGCCGCAGCGGGCTCGGCACCGGCGGTACCACAGCGTCGAGCGCGTGCAGGTCGCAGTGCCTGATGTAGCCGCCGCGCAGCTTCACGCCGCGCATGGTCGGCGCCCAGTTGTCCTGGACGATGGCGCCGCCCGGCTGCATGAACGCCTCGTTCTCGTGCAGACAGATGCCGCGGGTCGGCGCCGGCAACAATGTCGGCTGCAGCCGTTGCATCGCCTGCTGCGGGACTGGAGCGCGTCGGCCGTACTGATAAATGCTCATTGCAGGCACACCGCAGTGAAGGCAACGGCCTCGGATATTGACCCTGAACAGTTCACGCCAATGTTCAGCGGGTTTTGTCCACTGGTGAACTTCGCTGACGCAGCTGATGCATTAGCATTGGCGGCCACGGCTGCATCGCTGTTCTCCGTCAGCCCAGTCCATGTGAAGGTTCGTGCACCGCCCATGTATCCAGAGCGCAGTGCCATGACCATGCCGCCATCCGCCGGAACGACGATGCCGCTGTTGCTGTAGTTCTGCGTGTTGACTGACACCGCCTCGCTGTCAACCAGCGTCGGGGGTGTCGCCTTATCGATCCGCCAACAATCGATGGAAATGCCACTAGTCGAGCCGGACGATAGCGTTACCACGACATTGCCAACGGTGCCGTTCGGGACTGTCGCCAGACATGCGGCTGCTTTGGAGCCAGCACCAACGTAGTTGCTTTTGATGAGTGGGGCAGCAACACCAAGAACAGTGCAGGATGAGAGTGTCGGTACGTAGAAGCTGGCCATAACCAAGATGTGCCGATTGGGCGACGGCGCGCCAAAATCGAAGCTCTTCGTGGTCGTACTGATGTTGAAGCCAGCATCAGTCGCTCTGCCGATATAGGTCAGCGTCTGCAGCGGCACGACAGAGCGAAACAGTGGCGGCGGGACCAGCAGCATCAGACCACCTTCAGGACTGTCAAACATGAGAAGTCTGCGGTGATGATACACGAGCACAGAAACTTGGACCCGACGACCGCATCGAACACGCCGTCGACCTTAGTCCAGCCCACCATGGTCGGGATCACCGCGCCGGCGGCGTTCACGACGATCAACGTAAACTGACCGTAGAGGGCGCTCGCTTGGATGTTGCCCGCGCCGTTGTTGGTGATCTTCTGGATCGGGCGGTCGCCGGGGTCCGGTGTGATCGTGACACCCGACAGGTTGCCAAGGTCTTTCGGCGTGATGCGCGCGCCGCCGGTGATGCTCTGATCTTCGACAGCGGCCGCCAGCTTGCCGCCCACCAGCGCATCAACGTAGCCCTTGTTGGTGGCGTGAACGTCGAGCGATGGCGCGGCGCCCCCCAGATAGAGCTGATGAGTGATGAGGAACTGTGCGCCGTCGAAGAAGATGTAGCTCAGACCGGTGTTGCCGAACTGTGCGAGCCCCTGCGTCGGCTGACCAAGTTGGGTGCGCTTGATCCACAGGTCGTTGCTGACGTCGACGACACCAGACGCATAGACCGCGCCCAGGTTCAGCGGCCCGCCCCACAGCGTGTAGGCGGAGCCGTCGTAGTAAAGGTAGTTGTCGCCTGATCCGAAGTAATAGATGCCGACCGCCGACCCGGCGCGCACCACGCCATTCACGGTCAGGTTGCCGGTGATGATGCCGCCAGCCGTGTCGAGCTTCGACGTGTCGCTCGGGTGCCGGTGATCGCCGCGCGCGTAGGTGGTCAGTGAGCCCGCAGCTGCGACACCGTCCATCGCCGGCGCGGTGTCGCTCGGGATCTGCGGCGCACCGGCCGGGCCAGGATCGCCCTGCGGGCCCTGGTTGCCCTGCGGTCCCTGGCTGCCGGTGTCACCCTTGGGCCCCTGCGCGCCGGGTGCGCCTGCGGGCCCAACTGCGCCGTCGGCGCCGGCGGGGCCTGCCGGTCCCGGCACGGTGCTGTCGGCGCCCGCCGGGCCAGGATCACCCTGCGGGCCGGCCGGGCCAGCTGGACCCGGCACGTTGCTGACGCCTGGAGCGCCCTGTGGCCCGGCAGGGCCAGCCGGCCCTGCGGGCCCGGCGGGTCCGGGCACATTGCTGACCCCAGGCGGTCCAGGCGCCCCAGCGGGCCCTGCGGGCCCTGGCGCGCCATTCGGGCCAGGAGGCCCCGGTAATCCGGCAGAGCCGGGCGGGCCGGGCGGGCCCATTGGGCCTTCCAATGCAACGCTGAAGGCTGCCTGACCCGGTGCGGCGCGGCCGTCGTTAGTAAAGGGCATTGGCCCCTCCAAACACCGGTCGGTCGACCAGGATGGGGGCGGGGCTGTCAGCGCCGGAAGCGACGTTCAGGGCATCACCATAGCTGCCCATGTCCTCGGCATAGGCCGAGCCCTTCTGGGCCTTCCACTGCCAGATCATGCCCAGCTTGAGCACGCGCTCGCTGAGCACATAGCTGTCACCGTCGGCCAGGAACGCATCACCAAAGCCGCCGGCGGCCAGCTTGATGCAGTTGCGGTGCAGGTAGGCGAACATCGCCTCCTGGCCGACCATCAGGATCGGCCGGATCAGCATCTGGCCGTTGAGCAGCGTCCACTCGCCGCGGCCTTCGACCTCGTTGTTGATGCGGCGCTTGACCCACTGATCGGCGTCGGGGACGAACCGCATCGGGCTCTGGGTGTAGGACGAGTGCCAGACGTTGGACGACAGCAGCATGCGCTGATAGTCGGCCGGCAGATCGAACGCGCCGGTGCCGGTCACGAAGCCATCAACGCCCATGACGCCGTTGCCGACGAAGGTGTGGGTCTTCTTCAGGCGCGACCACTCGCGGGTATCGTAGGCGATGCGCTGCGCCATCTCGTTGGCGAGCGCGACCATCTCCTGCATGGTGCGGTTGGCGCTGATGCTCGTGAAGATGCTGGTCGGCAATTCGACACCGACGACCGCGCAGACATCTCGCACCACCGTCAACAGCGACATCAGGCTGCCTTGGTTTTCTCCGGTCGAGCGTCCATCGCCATGCGCAGCAGCGTCTTGCGGTTCAGGTTGCCCTGCGGCGCATGACCGGTGTGCGTGGTGACGTACTCGCGGATCTGATCAGTTGTCATGTCGTCGAACTGGCTCTCACCAGAGGCGATCGCGAGCGTGCGCTGCTTGAGCGCCTCGTTGTCGTCGATCAGCGTCTGATTGACGGCGCGCAGCGCCTCCAGCTCGGCCTGCAGCTGCGTGCTCGGCGCGTGCGCCTCGCCGGCCTTGATGTATTCCATCGCGGCGTTCTTCATCTCGCGGCCGCCGTGGCCCAGGTTCTTCAGCTCCTGGCCGTCGACGCCGGCGAGCGCCTCGACTGTGTAGATGTTGAGCGCGCGCAGCTCGGCGCGGCGCCCCTCGGTCAGGAACTGCGCAAACGTCAGCGGCGTGCCGCTCTTGGTCTGCGCGGAGTGCGCCTTGAACTGTTGATACTGCCGGGGGAAGCGCTCGGCGTAGGACACCTTGACCTGCTCACCGGTGTGCGGATTGACTGCCCAGTGCGAGAACGCTGACGCCGGGAACACGCTCACCGAGCGCGAGCCGGGGAACCGGATCTCGACGATCTCGACGTCATCGTAAATCGGCCGGCCGGCGATCGCCGACTTGGCGACGTTCGGCAGCGCATGGTCCTTGAACAGCGCGACCAGGGACGCATCGGGATCTCGTGGATCGATAGCCATAAAGTTCTCCGTCTGAGGGAGCGGGGTTTAGGGGGTGAGGCCGTCACTGCACGGGGAGGTGCGGTGACGGCCCCTGGTCCCAGGGAGGGAGGCTTGCGGCAACACCCCTAGGGCCGTAGCTCAGGCTGCCGGATTTGAGTCGTAGAGCCGCCAGTTGAACATCGGATTGGTCATGGTCAGCTCGCCCATCCAGCCAATGAATTGAGCGATCGCGTCCTTGTCGATCGGCATCTGGCCGTCGCCATCGAACACTTTGTCGAAGTTGCGCTGCGGGTGGTAACGCAGGCGGAAGCTATCGGTGTTGAGGCCGAACGAGGTGTTGGCCGGCATGTTGGAGCCAATGCCGCCGTCGAGCACGATCTCGGCCCGCTTGCCGCCGCCGATATATTCCAGCGCCGAGAAGCCCAGCTTGCCGAGCGACGTCTCGTTGGTCTGGCGCTGGATCGCGATCGTCGCCGCGTCGTACGCCGCGTAGTGCTCCGGCGACATGATGATCAGGTCGGCGTAGTCACGACCGCGCGATTGCTTGGTCATGATCGAGCTGATCAGCGGGCGGATGGTGTCCTTGTTGACCTGCGTGCCGATCGCCGGATTGACCGTCTGCGCGTCGTAGGTCTTGGTCTGCCAGATCACTGCGGTGGCGCGATCGATGCCGCCATAGACGCCGGTGTTGGCCACGATCGGCACGGCGGTCGCGAGCCCGGTGAGCTGCTTGCCGCCGTTGGCGGTGCCGTCGCCATACAGCGCGGCATCCATGGTGTCTTCCAGTGAGCGCTCGTCAGCATCGATGTAGCTGTCGTAGACGTCCATCAGCTGGTTGTCGCCCTCGTTGTTGAGGATCTCCTGCATGCTGAGGATGACCGGCACGACCACCATCTTGGGGTCGTAGTAGGCGTCGTTGAACAGATCGATCGCCGGGTTGAGCAGCTCGTCGAAGCCGGAGTACCACTGCGCGACTTGCTTGCCGACCTGGAGCGTCTCGCGGATCCGCGGGCCGGAATAGCTCTTCCACATGCCCTTGCGACGCAGAACGGCGAGCAGTGCGTTGTTGTTCGAAACGAGATCCTGGTAGCTCGCTGAGCGCTCTTCCAGCGCCATCGACAGCACCTGCTGATAGGCGCTAGCGGAGGTGAGATTTGGCATCGGGGTGTCCCCACGTTGAACGGTTTCAGAGCGAGCCGTTGACGCGCTTCATCGCGTTTTCAATGGCGTCGCGGCGGCTGACCTGCTTCGCCGGCTTCTTGCTAGACGTCCCGTTTGAGGGGCCTGTTGCGTCTGGCGCGCCGGAGATGCTTCGATCAGTGGGTCGGGTCTGAGCCGTTGGGGTGCGCGTCTGAGGCGCTGGGTCCGGTGCGAGCATTTCGGCGCGCCGGTAGGCCGTTTCCAGATCAAAGCCGAAGTCCAGCTCCTGCTTGATCAGATGCGAGATCTCGTCGAACCGCGGGTGGCTGTCGGCGAACCGGTCAACCTCGCTGCGGGTGTACGAGAACTGCCTCTCATACTGCAACTGTTGCAGCTCCTGCGCAACAACCTGTTGCTGCTGATGGAGCTGGCCGAGCTGCTGGGCGATCGCTGAGGTCTGGTTCTGGGTCTGCAGCGCCTTGTGCTGGTCCGGGGTCTGCGACAGCACATGATAGGAGATGTCGCGCAGCCCCAGCTTGCTGCCGTCGGGCGCGCGCAGATTGAGATTGTTGACGATGACGTCGAGCCCGCGGACCACATCGGTACGCAGCATCTGCTCCATGCTGACGTAGTTGTTGAGCGCCTTGTCGAGCGTGGTGCCGTGCGACGTCGCCATCTCATGGAACGGCCGGATGGTGTTCATGACGTCGTGGTCGCCCTTGTAGCGGGCGTAGGCGTTGGAGAACTCCTGGTGCATGCGGTGCACCTCGCCGCGCACGCTCTCCGGCGCGTGCGCCCACTCCGCCTTGGCGTGGTCCTTCATCCGCTGCGGCGGATCCCGGTAGGGCGCGCCCTCAGGGAGCTGCGGCGCCGGGCCGCGGGCCTGCTGCCCAGGCTGCCCTGGCTGAGCCTGCTGCCCAGGCGCCCGCGCCGGATCCTGCTGCTGGCGCGGCGCGAACTTGCCGCGGTCGCGCGGCTGATCGGTCGGCGGCCGGCGCAGGTCGAGGCCACCTTCACCCTGGCCCTGCTCGCCGCCCCTATCCTTAGGTTTAGCCCGCTCAACCTTGGTATCCTCGGGCGGCTGGTTATGGCCGATCGCCGGCTTTGCTGGGCCGGGCTTGGGCTCGTTGGGATCCCGAGAGCGATTGAACGCCCGTTGGATGGCGTCCCGGCGCGAAACCGGGGTTTCCGGCGGCTTGGGTGGCGCCTGCGAACCGACCGGCGCCGGTGCGGCGACCGGGTTCTGGTTGATCACGGCCTCATTGGCGGCCGGAGCTGCCGGAGCGGGCGTGGGTGCAGGAGGCGGCGCGTTGCCGACGTCGGACATGGTATTCCCCTATGTGTTTCCGGTCAGCGTGACCGGAATTGCTCGATCGATGCCTTGATCGCTTGGCGGCGCGCGGCCTTGATGGCGCGCGCGTCGCTCGCCCGGCTGGTCCTGGGTTTGGGCTTCTCGGTGCCGACCTCGGTCAGCCCGAGCGCGCGCCCGGTCGCGCGGAACGCGGCTTTGCTGGTGTAATGCCGGCCGTCGACCTGCTCGGTCGGCGGCATCTCATCGGAGATGACGTGCGGCATCGGCAGCCGTGAGCGCGCCGGCGGGCGCTCATGCGGATTACGGGTCGACCAGCGGTTAGGCCCGACTTGATAGACTGGCACGCGCGTCCTCTCGGACAGCGCAGCTCCCCCTGCGGTTCCGCACAGATATGCGTTTCGCATATGCGTTTCGCATATGCGTCAGGTCTTACTTCTTCTTGCGCGGGGCCTTCTTAGGCTTCTTGGCCCGCGTTTTCACTGCTTCTCGTTGCGCCGGCTCGACAAATTCGAAGTCGAGCGGCTCGCTCTCGCCGGCGGCGCTGCGCACCAGCACCGGGAACGTCCCGGCCACTCCGGCGGTCGACGGCTTCACGATCGTAGTCAGGGTCGTCTCGTTCACGAACGTGGTCGGCTCATCGCCGCCGTTGAACACGATCACGCTCTCCGGCGTGAAGTTCTCGCCGGTGCAGGTCAGCGTCACATCCGGGTCGCCAATCGTGGCGGCATCGGGGTCGATGTCGAGCAGATCCGGCGGCTCCGTCTCGCTGCCACCCTCGGCCGGCGGGCCACCAGGGCCGCCAGGATTGAGCGAGCCGATCGTCGAGCCCTCCGGCTCGTTGATGCTGGCAACCGAGCCAGTGCCGTGCGGTGCGTCGAGCACGTTCTCGGTTGGCACCGGGTCGCCTTCGACGCCGCCCTGCTCCATGCCGAGCGTGTTGGGGTCGACGATCGGCCCGGTCGATGGCGGTGCGCTCGGGATGTTCGGGTTGATGTTGTCGCGGGTGATCTGGCCGCGCGCTGTTTCCAGCGGCAGCCGATCCTCCGGCCGGGTCCGCTCGATGAAGTCGTGCGGCCGGTTGACCAGCAGGTCACGACGCTCGTCGTCGCTGGCTTCGTCACGCATGTCGTGCGTGCTGCGCTGGTTACGCTGCGCGATGTCGCCACCGCGCGAGCCGCGCTCGATGCCGCGCGCCGGCGGCGGTTGCGGTGGATTGTCTTGCCTGTCGTGCCTCGTGGCCATGGTCGTTGTCCTCGGGTTCGAACGATTAGGTGAAGGTCCAGGTTTGTGGCGCGGTGGTCACGACGCCGCCGGTGATGACGGTGACAGGCCACGGGCCGGCCGTGGTCTTCTTGGTGACGGTCGGCGCGGTCAGCGAGGTCGCCGAGTTGAACGTGGTCTTCTGCGGCTCACCGTTGACGTGAATGACGGATTGCTTGGTGAAGTTGGTGCCGGTGACGCTCAGCGTCGTGGTGCCGGCGCCGGATGCGCTCGACCCGGGCGTGATCGAGGTCAGCGCCGCGTTGGTCGCCGGCGACAGGCTCGATGCGTGGTCGCGGTTCGGGTTGTTGGTGTAGGCGCCGAGCACAGAGACAGCCACCGTCGGCGCCTCCGGCCGGGATCCTGGCGCAGTCACCACCACCTCGGTGCCAGCGGCCTCGTGCGGCACGCTGGTCGAGGCCGGCACCGCGCCGCCCAGGTGCGGGTTCGGCGGTGTCACACCGCCGGCGCCGGGATAAGTGCCCTCGGTGCCGCCCGCGGTCGCGCCTGCACCTGATGCCAGCGCTGCCTTGTTGGCCGCGAACAAGGTCAGCGGGCCCGCAGCGCCGTCATCGTAGTACGGCGGCGGCGAGGTCGGATTGCTGCCCCAGTTCTTGGGGTCGTTGTAGGTGTTCTTGGTATAGTTGGGCGGGTTCGGCGGCGTCGCGCCTACACACACCATGTTCGTAGGCGGCGTCGGGTTCGGCGGGGTCACGGTGAATGCGTTCTGGGCCATTGGGGCTCTCCTCCAGGGGGTTCAGTATCGATCGCTC